CAAATCCATTAATTATGTTTGTTGCGTATATTTCTCTAATTGATGTACTGCCTGGCCCTTCCATTGCAACGTGACAAGAAGCCTGAAGTCTTTGACAAGAACCACCAGATGAATATGAACTAACAGTACCCAGCACACTACCATCAATATTTGTAATTGTAAAGGTATTTGCTGAAGTATTAACAGAAGTAACAAGATAATTATTTTGTAAAGAATTTCTAAAGTTCAATTGTGTTGAACCACTAATACTACTAAGTTGTACATGGTGTCCAGGCCGTATACCTGATACACTTGCAACGGTTATTGTTGCAACAGTCGTACTGTTTTTAACAACACCAGAAATATTAGTTGCAGTTTGAGTTTGGTTACGAATAATGTCACCATAGTTAAATGCATTTGCAAAATCATCTTCACCGTCTGTAAAACGAGCAGAGTCAGTACTACCACTTGAGCCAGGCGATTGAATATCTTTAGGACTAAATCTAATATTTGAACCATTGACTTTGAAAATATCAGCAGGACGAACAAAGTTACTCACATCTTCATTATCAAAGAATGCATGAACTCTTGTTTTTGGTTTTAGGTTTCCTACGTTTACAGATATTGGTCGAGAACGCATGAAAGGAATCATAGAGATACTAGTAATTCTGTCTCCAAGATTATTTGATTCCACTGTAGACTGCATAGTAGTTCTAATACCAGAACTAACTTGTCCTACTTGTTGTGAGAACACCTGTCTACTCTGAACTGTTTGTGTGGTTGTGTATTGTGTACCACCACGAACCCTTTGAGCTGAAGTATTATTTCTACGAGATAGAACTTCTGTTCTAGTTGGAACTCTACGTCCATACCAGTTATCCTGCCATGAATTCCATACTGTTCCTGTTACACCAGCTGCATCTGCAAGTTCACGAATAACATCAAAGTTATTATCGTCATTCACAACTACGTCTGGACGGCGTTCAACATCATTCCAATCATCTGAATATGGAACTAAGAAAATCTCACCAGTAAATGGTGCAACCTTATATGGGTTTGTATCAAAACTATCTGAAGCAAATGGATTCTTAATATGTTCTTCTGATGTATATGGAAGAGTAACAATTCCGTCTGGATGCATTGTATAATTTGCAGAAGATCTACTTGCATCACTGGTAACAGATTCAAGCATCTGTACATTATCAGTAAATGCCTTTGGACGAGCTTCACGTTCAGTCATGTCAACTGCAATATTATAATCTGTATTTTGAATATCACCAATAATGTGTCCAGTGAAGTTGTCTACAACAAAACCATTCTTTAGTCTATCAAATCCAGCAGAGTCTTTAATTACCAAATCAGCAGTTTCTTTTTCTAGAAGATTGAGAGATGTGTAGTACTCTAGATTTGTAATTCTCTTATCAAGTTTACCAATGTCACGCATTGTATATCTACGATTATCAAGTTTAGTAACTTGAACTTCATTCAACGACACGACATATGGTTCATAAACCATTTCAAATAGAACCATTCCACTGTCTGGTTGTTGTGGTTTCTGTGGATCAAGAGCTGGTACACCTTGGATAATATCAAATCTACCAAGTCTATCCATGAACATGATATCCATTCTTGCGAGGAAGAATGAGAAGTCTGCTTCCATGTTTGTACCGATAGCAGGAAGTTCTGAAACAACAGCAGTTGCATTTGTAAAGTTTGCACCAGTGTCATCAATACGAGGTCTAAAGTCAATGCAGTCTCTTAGTTCAAAGAAACTACCATCACCGTTTGCAGATGTGTAAGTTGGAATAGCAGTGTAATCTACAACACCATCATAGGAGTCAACAGAAAAGTAATCACCAGCACCATGTGTAAAGAAATCGAATGTAACACGCAACGCACCAGTTGGAGCTGGTTGTCCTGGCTTTAGTTTAATTCTTGCGAGATCATAGAATGCATCTCTCTGTCCACCATCAAAATCATATCTCTCTGTGATATCAATTGCACCAGAAGTTGCATATGCACCAAATCCACTGGGTTGCATTGAAACACTTGTAAGTTTAAATCCATCTGCCTTTCCAAGTGTAACCTCTGTTGATTGTACTGAAGTTTGACCAGTGATATCAACTGTAGCAGCAGACTGAAGTGTTTTAGTTTTTTCTGTAGCGTCATTTGCAGATACACGAATAGATGCAATCAATGTAACTGTGTCACCATTTGCCAATACATTAGTAATACCAGCATTAAGTCCACTAAATGTTATTGTTCTATCCGAACCACTCAATCCCATTTTTGCACTAGTGATATCAACAATGTCACCAGCTGAACGAGGACTTGCCCCTGTTGCAACAACAAGAGTATAGTTTCTCAAGTCTGAAATAGGTCTGAATGTTTCATCTGAACCAGCAACTGTAAATGAAACTGAGTTTGTTGATACGGTTGCAGGCGCAAACTTTCTTCTTACTGTATATGCAGTAGACTTTTCGTTGTCTGGGTTTGAAGTTGAGTCACCACGAATTTTTCTAACTCTGAAAAAGTTTGTTGGGAATACAAGTAACTTTTGATCTGGACGAACAAGTTCTGCTTTAAATCTTTTGATTGTACCACCAGAGACAGCAGCTGCACCATTAGCATCTAGTGTAATTGCTTGTTGTCCACCAATACTTGCGACAGAACCAATGAGTGTATCGTTGAGGAAAATAACATCACCAGTTTCAACTTCTTGTAAGAATACTGTACCAACACCAGTAATAGTAGTACTACCTGTTGTAGATGTTGCAGTACCAGTTAGTGATACGAGTGTAGGACTTATGTTTGCAGTAAAGGTTGCACCAACATTATCTACAGATTTCACATCTCTTTCAAAATCGAAACCAGCATTCATGTTGATATCGAAGAGTCCAAGTTTAAATTTCTTTGTCGCAAGTGTACCCTGATAGTCACCATCGTGTAGAATAAATGAACGAGCTCTTGCAGAACCAATCTGTGTATTCTGTCCTAAATCTTCATATAATCTGATAACTTCAAACTCATCAATCTCTGGTACACCAGACACAGCTGTTACGAGAACAAAATTACCGATTGGTGTTTGAATTGGTTTATCGTTAACACGACCAAATGTTCTTGGTTTATCAGTCTTGACAAACTGAGTTGTCATAGTTTCTAGTTCATAACCTTCAACATATGCTTTGCCAGGCTCAACTGCGAATACTAATTTAGATTCCTCACCACCAGAAGCCTGAGTATAGATACCACGATTTGTTCCATCGTTTAGATGTTCACGAGTTTCAGAAAGGAATGGACGAACTTCATAGTTACCACTTTCATCAAATGTTCTACGAGCAAGTGTATGTTCCAACTCAGCATAGTCTGCATACTTTTTAAACTTTTCAACAGTACCTTGATTAACACGAGCAAGTTCGATGAAGTCGGTGTCATCAGTTGCAGTAAGAGTTTTCTTTGATAAGGTAAGATTGATTTTAAATCTGTGAGCGCCTGGCGCATTTGTGTTTGATGTTCCAGTTGCATTATCTAGAAGAGATGCATCTTCTTCAGGTGAAACAAAACTTTCTGCAATAGTCCAACCAACTCTATAAGAAGGAGTTGAACTATACTTGTCTAAAAGTATAACCTGTTCTGAATTTTCTACAAAGAAACCATTGACAAAGTAAACACCTTTGTGTACAAGTATAGCAGAACCAGTTCCTACTGGATCGTTTGTCGATTGAATATTTGCACCAAGTTCTGTTACTTGATTTGTTGTTAGTAGTGGGTTTAGTGCAGTTGTATTATCAGCATTTGTTGCAAGAACAGTTTCACCAGACGCAAATGTTTTTGTCTCTCCATCTGTACCACTATCTTCATACTTGAAATATATTGTTAAAGGATCATCACCAGAAGCTGCAACTGTACCAATTACTTTTGCTTTGACACCAGTTGTTTGTCCAGTAATAATTTTGTTTTGAAAATCTGTTCTATAACCTTCAACGTCTTGTGCATTGTAAATTGATTCAACTTTAAGATATTCATATTCCATGTCGATATTAATATCGCCTGGAATTACCATAGAACCTTGTTCAAAAACATGTTCACCAAAGTTATTAAGTTGTCTTTGGATTACAGTTTGTAATTGTGTAAGTTCACGAGCCTGAATTGAAAAGCCAGGACGAAACATAACACGATGAAAGTTCTTGGTTGAATCAAAGTCATCATAGTATGGGTTTACGTTGAAGTTAGTAGCCATTTATTTCACATTCCTATTATGATTAGAATTCGACAACAATTTTTATATCTTCTGTTTGGTCAGAAGCACGAGAAATTGGTCTACGATTTTCTACATAAATTAATTTTCCACTATCTGGTTCTAGTTCTGGAAGGGCAAACCCTCCACCACCAGATGTGAATGCAATAGATCCACCATTACTTAGTGTTTCCGTTGGTGATGTATTTGCTGGAGTTCCAGTAGCACCAGATGTACCACCTGTAATAGTATTAGTTCCAGTAAATGCAATGTATTGTTGATATGTCGAAGATGAACTATTTGAGTTAATACCATAGTTTAAAAATTGTTCTTGTTGATAGTAAAGAATATTATTTGTAGCATCAAACTCTACAACTCTACCAGTTGCATTATTAGTAGCCTGTGTAATCTTTTCATCTGGTTCAAATGTTCCAGTAGCAGAAGAAAACTTCACTGCATATGTTAGTCTTGCTTGTGTTGCAGTTGCAGCTGTTGTTGTACCAGCATTTGTTGGGTCAACAAGTATACCAACTTCTCTAAAATCGTTTCCGATTGCAAAATCATCAGTTTCAGTTTGTTCTAGTTTGGTGTTCATCATTACGAAGTGTCCACCAAGTTCTTCTTGTCCATTGAACCCATGTCCAACTTTTGGTGAAATTACTGGCGAGATAACACCATTACTACCACTACCAATTGTTGTTGCAGTTGATAAATTTGCATCCTTATAAACCTCACCTAGATTTACCACACCATAAGTGTAGTTCTGTCCAGCAGCTTCAATTTGTGTATTGGTTGTTGCGTTAGAACCGAAAGCTTTAATCTCTCCACCAACCACAACAATCTTAACTTTACCACCACTACCGTCACCACGAATTGGTGAATAATAGATACCGCCTGGCCCACCAGCACCGTCAGTTCCGTTGCTGTTAGAATAACCAGAACCAGAAGTAACTCTAACAACTTTGATAGGAGCACCTGAATATGGTGCAGTATCACCTGATGCTGTCACAGCATCAGCAGAAACAGTTGTGTCTGTTTTTACTGGCATGAAATCTGTTGTAACAAACTTCTGAACCTCAGATGTTGTGAGTGTATACATGTACTGAAGATAGTAACCACCTTCAAAGAATGGTGTGGATGAAGTTGATGTTGGCCCATTTGCACCAGCAGCAATGGCATTTCCATTATTATTGTCTAGTACTTTATAAACTTTAAACTCTGAAGTCATAAAGTAATACTTTGCATCATACAAGTTAATCGCACCAGACTGTGCTGGGTTAGTTGTTGTTACATCATGTTCGTACATGTCATAAACTGTTCCGTTAACATAGTTCCTACGAGGAACACAAAATGAAACGTCAGTAGATCCAATTCTCTTGGCAGCAAGCATTGAATCCCACTTATAACTTTCTACAGTAACAGTATCTTGAGGTGCTGGTGGTGTTGTATCTGTACCACCAGATGTTGTTGTAGTAAAAGGTGTTGCTTTACCAATGAATAGATAATAATTTGATGCAGCTGTTTCTGAAAAAGATTCCAAAAACTGTTCTGCATTATGTTGTCTGAATTTTTCAGTAATAATTGCTGCCATTGTTCTTTCCTATAATATTATTTATTCTGTTCTCAGAAGGGTGCATCTGAAATTGTATTACCATCTGCTACCCATTTTAAAATCTCTTGATAGTCTATATTACCTTCTGCTACTGGCACAGATGTTGTGATACCAGTGATTTCATTACCATCTGCATCATTGTATACAACCATTAGATTACTATCATCATTCGGTATTTTTGTTACTGTTTTAATTTGCATAATTTATTCCTATATGTCTGCACTAAAATGAAATTGTAATGATGCTCCAATAATAAATTGATCGTGTCGAACAGTACTAGGTGATATGTAATATGTTCCTACCATACAACCAGAATTAGAATGAGCGTGTCTAGCCAATGTGTTGAGATTTCCGTTCCCAGCCTGATCTGTATAACCTTGGTTCTGATAATAAAATTCAACTTGACTACCGCTTGGAGCACTACCTCCTGAGAAATTAGAATTACTAATGTTATGTGTCAATGTGGGAATTGTTCTCATTGTTACTGGAAAGGGTACATGAAAAGCAAAATGTCCTACGTTAGTGCCTGCAACAACTGTACCAAAATTTACATTTGCAGTAAGATTGGTTTGAGCTGCCTGTCCATTGCCTCCAGACATAGGATTGTAAAAGTACCGTTGACAAATCGCAAGGTCTTCAGATGATGTAAGATGCTCGAATGGTGTGGCCGTGTCGCCAACTTCCAATTGAACGCCTGTAATTTCAAATGTAGCTCCAGCGGTATTAGACCAATCCTGAGCAAAGTTTGGAAAATATCCAGCAGTTTGTGTTCTATTATACCAAGCCTCTGTAACTGCCTGTGAGTGTCCAGTGTAAGTAGTTCCATAATCAGGACAAATAACAACTGTAAACCCATGATCGGTATTATCATCAATTTGAAGATTTGAGTTGCCAGGAACTGTACATGTTACTTTTGTCCAAGTGTTAGCTGCAAGTGTAAAAGCTTTGTTGTAATAATAAGATGTTCCATCTATAGTTCTAAACTGACTATAATAAGTTCCAGCTAAAGAACTTTTAACCCAATAACTAAGAGTTAACTTTGAATTTGGATCTGTGTAATTCCAACCAGATCTAGCAATATTTTGTGCTTCGATATGTTGTTCCAACTGTGAAAAAGTTCCAGCAGCGTTACTTGCAGAAGTAACAGTTGCATGATAAGACTTACGAAACCCAAGAGTATATGGAGTGTCACTAGAACTTAAAGTATGTTGAGACTGTGTAAGAGTACCACCACCGCCATAGTTTAATTTCCATCTATCAACGGTTTGATACAATCCTGTTGTACTACTAGTGCCTCTTTGAGCAATATTAAAAGCACCATTAATAATAATATTTCTGCGTCCAAGATTTACTGTGTCAGCAATCTTTGCAGTTGTTATTGCATCATTAGCAATCTGTGCTGTAGTGATAGTACCAGCTGCAATATCAGCAGCTGATACCGCTAAATCAGCAATTGCATTAGAACCTAATCTATCTAGAGCCATAGGATACCTTCCTTATGATTTTATATTACAGAGCGGCGACTGCTGTTTTAAACGCAGCAAAGTCTGCTGAACCAGCAACCAATGTTTTCCACTGTGCAATTTTATAGTAACCTGTCACAGTTGTTGCAGTAACAGTTGTTGCCGCAATAGTACCAGCTGCACTAATATTACCACCGTTGATTGTCATTGTTCCATCTGTAATTGTTGCTGATGTAAGTGAAGTCATACCAGCGATAGTTGTTATAGTAGCACCAAGTGCCATACCAGTTGAACCAAGAGTAATCTGACTGTTTGTAAGTGCAGAGTTTGGTAGTGCTGTTATTGTGTTGGCGCCACCATTGATAGTCTTGTTGGTAAGTGTATCAGTTGATACTCTACTCACCAAAGTTGAGTCTGCACCAGCAGGAAGCAATTGTATGTTAGTAACACCAGCTGAGTGTGGTTGACCGAGAAGCTTTTGTCCATGTGAATTCGATTCACAGTTTAGTGTAATTGATCCAGAGTTTGAACCACCACCACGAATTTCAACGATTTGGTTTCCAGCAGAAATTTTTAGGTTAGCAGATGATCCTGATTTGATACCACTACTACCATCTATTTCTGGGTCGGTTAAAGTTTTGTTTGTTAAAGTTTCTGTACCAGTGAACGTAGCAAAGTCATCTGCGCTAAGAGCAGACCCATTACCGAGTTTGGTATAGATTTCTACAAAGTTGGCGTTGAGTTTGCCTGCACCAGTGCGGAGGTCATCACCTGTTCCGTCATTTGCAGCCGAACCACGCCCGATTGGTTGATATGCCATTTCTGGTTTCTCCTATTAAATTATTATACCTTTATTTATACATTTAGGTCAAAGGTATTCTGTGGTTTAAGTTATTTATATTACGTTCCTTCATCATATGTTACTGAAGATGATATAGCACCACCTTGTGCCTCATCGAATTGTTCAATAACCATATCGAATGTGTAAGGTGTTTCAGTATCAGAAGTTTCAGTAACTAGTTTTCCACCTAGAGCATCTTCAAGTGATGTGAAACTTCCAGTATCTTGATTAAGGAATATGAAACTTCCAGCATTTGTTCCACTTCCATCTGTACCATCAAGAAGAACATTAGAATTGTCTTCAAGTAATTGATTGCCTGGCGTACCATCAAGTAACATTCCAAACGCAGTAGAGTCGAATAGTCCAGCAAGTGAACCCACATCGAATAGTCTAGAGGTTGAATCGAATGATTCAAATCTTGTTGCAGATGTATCACGAGGGAATATTCTTTCATCGAATGTTGCTGGATCAAATGTAACATTGTTTGCATCAAACTTGACACTGTTCTGATCAAATCTATTAACGGTGAAGTCAAACTTCAAGTTACTAGTATCAAATCTATTCGTTCCGAATGCAGTAGCCTCTGAGAACTCTTGTCTGTTGTCATCGAATGATCTAAACGTATCATCAAATCCATTAATACGAAGTCCTCTAGAAATAAATATCTCGCCTGGAGGTGGTACGTTAGTTTTTGTTCGATATGCAGAAAGAGGAATAATGATATTCGTTTCGTCAAATGAATTTGTTTCAATCTGGTACTTATCTTCTTGGTCAAATTTTATACTTGTATTAGAAAAATTTGTTCTTCCAGTAACATCAGACCTTACTGATACTTGATCGACTCTGATATGTCCAAACTGATTTAGTGTATAGTATGCACCCTCATTATCTGCCCTGATTGCTCTTGATCTAAATCCATCAGAGCCAGGATAGTGCTGTGCATATGCAACACTGTCGATTGGTGGTTGTGTAAATGCATACTTGGGTAACAAGTCAAGAGTTGGGCCAAGTGCTTGTGGTGAGTTACCAGCAATCCCACCACTAAATTGCACAGATACACTAACAGAAGATGTAAGTGTTAGTTCTCGTGTACCAGATGATAGAGGTGCATCCTCTTGACCTTCTCTAGTAATATCTCTACTAAAGATAATATTGTCACCAGTTTCAAGAAGAACATCATTTCCATCTTCAAGTAAAAGATCACCTTCTTCTGCTCGTAGTGTTGTACCATCAGTCTTAGTACCCAACCTTCTACCAAACACTTCAACAAAAAGTGTTCTGAGTGTAGATGCAAGTTCTGGTGTAAATGTTTGAGTATCACCTGTGAAGTCGATAATATCACCAGCAGCTGGGTTGCGAATACGCAAAGAATTAAGTTGTGCATCTGCTAAGGATGTTGCAAATGATACCTCACCAAACACGTTCCACCCAGCTGGGTGAATTGAACGTCTAATAGAGTCACGCCAAAGATTAATTGATTCACCAATACGAACAACATATGAATAATCTTGATAGTAGAAACTATCTTGAACCTTCATAGAGTTTTCGCTTATGTGTCCTCTTTCAGTTACAAACTGTCCACCAGTATTTGCAATTGCAGTAATAGCAGTTGTAGCCTTTGAATGCTCACATTGAACAACTGTACCAATAGCACCACCAGCAGTTTTAATAATATCACCAGTAAAGAAATGTTCTACTGGTGTTTCTAATTCTAAAATCCTATTAGTAGGATTAAAAGATACGATAGATGCAGTATGGGTTGTTAGTGTATCACCAATCGTGAAAGCGCCAGTTATATCTTTAACTATAATATTTCTGTTCATGGTAATCTTTGGAATAGAACTATAGCCTAATCCAAGATTATTAATCTGAATTCCTAATACTTTACCAACACCACTTCTTGATAATGCCAAAGAAGATACATTAGAACCTATACTAGAACTTATACTAATAGTTGGTAGTGTTGTATATCCATCACCATTAGATATCATTCGTATTTTAGAAATAGAGGTAGCTTCAGCTGCAACACTCAAGTCAGTAAAGGTTTGTGTCTCAACGATTATATTGTTACCATCTTCTAATATAAGATGGTCTGTTTCTGTTAACTGTTGTTCTTGGTGTAAGAAGAACTCTTCTGATTCTTCTCTGAGAAGTTTCTCAATACCCTCACTTCCCTCACGAATAATCCTACCACCATCTTCAAAGAGTAGATCATCACCAGCATCTGCCCCAGATGTATTAGACTTATCTAGAAGTAGAGTATAGAACTCTTCAACAATGTGATCACCATCTTCAAATAAAAGTTTATCAACATGTTCTAAGACAATATCATTGTGATGCGTTTCACCTTCATATACAATGTTGTCTACTTCTGTTTCGTCTTCCAAAACAAAAGAACCACCAAGGATTGTAATCCTTGCAGATGCACCAGCACCATTTGTATTTGAATTATTAAAAACAACTTCATCGTCATAAGTGTAGTTTACACCACCATTCTCAATATGAACTTCATCAATACCGCCTGCACCTACAGCAGAAACGGCAGCCTGAACTCCGATACTACCTAAGAGTTCAAAGTTAACTTTATCGCCTGCTTTATAATATGCACCTTGTTCTGTTACTGTTGTTTCATTAACAATACCAGAAACTTCTGCACGAATAAGTTGGTCAAGTTCATTAGAAACAGCGTTGACAGTTTCACCAATAGTGAACTCACCATTTATTGTTGTCCTATCAAGATTAAGTTCAGCAATAAGTTGTGCGCCTTCTTTATACTTGATAACTGTTTGGACAACAGCAGTAGCTTCAGATGTCTCACCTGTTATAACTCTACCAACAATCTGTGAGTAATCAGATGTACCAATCTCTGTAACACGCATAAGAAAATCATCAGACCACTGACCATCAGATATCCTTAAAACATTTTCTCTTGGGTAAATGAGAGAGGACTCTTCATCAAAGAGAATTCTAAAAAATAGTTTGTGTCCTTCTTCCGTACCTTTTGTCTCATACAAGTCTCTGATGTTCTTCATCAGATTTCTTTTTGATATCCCATCTGCAACTGTCTCTGGAATAGATTCCATAATAGCTGCTTTGAACTTATCTAAGAATGCATAAACAGTATTGTCAGTATCGGCATACGCAAGAAGTTGTTGAATGTTTTGTACTGGATTTGCTTTGTATGAAACAACTGGGGCCTTTGCACCAGAGGTTTCTCCTACAACATTCTCTCCCTCTTCAAATCTTTGTTGGGATGTAATGTAAAGAACTTGGTCTGAATCATAATCGTCTACAAGAATAGTGGCAGTATAACCACTAGTCTCACCACGAATTATTTCACCAGCCTGAAACTTACCAACAGACTCTTCAAGAACAACTTTCTCTTCTATCTGAGAAAGAATATAGTTTACACTATTTGTTTCTTGAATAACATAATCGTTTGAACCGCCCAATTTAAGTTGAGCAGCTTCCATGAACTGAAAATAATGTTTCAGAAATTTGATAAATTGTGGGTGTTCTGACTGAACGAATTCAGGCAGTTGACTTTGAATATGAGGTGAAATCTTATTCGTTAGTTTTGGAGTACGTCCATCCATTTAAAAAAACCTATCAATAACCAGAGGAGCTGGAAGAGTGACTATGAGAATCAGAACTTGAAGAACTTGAACTTGAAGAAGAGGAACTTGAAGTTGAAGAGATTGTTGTTCCACCACTTGCAGCACCACTTGTAGCTTTACCGAATGTACCAACCACAGTATGAGAGCCAGGCGAAGGAGTACTTCCCTGTTGATCTGTCTGTGCAGTAATTCTTGAACCACCACTATCAATACTTAAAAGTTGATTTCTTACTGGAACGATATCATTTGAATCTGGAATTGCAAAGAAGTGAATTGTACCATCACCATTCATAGTAGATGTGATCTGTAAATCATTTACAGTAATTGTACCTGTAGTATAATTGATATCACCAGCGTTTGCATTTATATAAACTCTTGATTGTGCGACTACCTGATAAACTCTTACGATACCAGAACCATCATCATCAATGAAATGTGTTGCAGTAGAACCAGCGACAGTAAATCCTGTTGATGATATTACTGGTGGTTCATCATCATGTGGATGATAGATTGAATTATAAAATTTTATAACATATTGTTTCTTAGTATTAATCTGAGCTCTTTGTGATTTGTACATTCTAATATTAGAAATGTTGCTAATGATAGAAGTGTCGGATGTATCAATCAATCTAGATATTTCTGAGAAACGATACATACCGTCAAACTTTTCTAGATTATTATCACTGTATTCTGAAATTGTATTTGCAACTATTGTTTCTAAGTCACCAGAACTCTTAGTAGTTGTTGTCGGATCATATCTAAAGTTTACATCCATGATGACGTAAATGTTTTCTGGATCAACAATAACTGGACGAACCGAAGCAATGTTATAAGATTTTAATTGTGAGACAATATTTTCTTTTTGAGCTTCAGTTAAGAATGTTCCTTGAAGTGGACTAATAGAAATATAAACCTGTCCATAAACTGGTGGATCATTATCTTCTCCACCCCACACTTGGATAGTTTTAATGTTGGGATATATCGTAGGAAGAATTTGTTTATAATCAAATCCAGTGACAGCACGTTTCTGTGCAGTATAACTGAGAGGTGCATAGTACTTGATTGATTGAATTGTTTCTGCTTCATCACCACCAGATGCAGATTGAATAGTAGACACCGCAACATTTGTTTGTCCATTGATAGATGTTACAGTAAATTGGTTTGCACTATTAGCTAATGTTTTATTTGTAACAACGTATTCCATAATAATAATGTTACCATCAGAAAGTTTCTTACCAATTACATCATCTCCAAAGTAAACTTCAAATCTACCGTCATCTGTTTCTTGTAGAAAGTATACTGGATCAGAACCAGTTGTGCCTGTGATTTCACTGGCAAGTGCAAATGTTTCCAATGTAGTATCTGTGGCAGATTTCTGTACTGACACTTTAAGTGTTGTCGTATCAGCTCTATCATTCGCCAACAAATATTTCTTTTCTGGATTGTTATAATCTACTGTGTACTTTGTTGTTGTGAGTGTACCTTCATAGATTGGAATGTTTGAAAAGATAAGAAGTCCGTTTGTAATTTGTGTTGTGATATCTTCATTAGTAACAAAACCATAAGTCGAGTTGTTTACTGAAGTTGAAAACTTTGTACCTTTAGGCATTGTCAAGTTTGACAACTGATTATTAGTTACAGTAATCTCTACTCTTGCAACTGGAGCCCTTGCAGAACGTGGAGTATATCCCAAACTCTTTGCGTGTGATACAACTGAACCACGAGTTGTCGCACTATCCAAAAACATTTCATTCGTTGCAAAGTTGGCATTCATTGCAAGATAATGAGTATTGTATGCAAGTAAGTCTATGATAGTTGAAAGTCCAGAACCTTCAAAGTTATAATCAGAGAACTCTGACTGGCCCTTCATGTATGTTTTTAAATTATTTTTTATTGCATCGAAATCTAATTCGGTAACATTAACTTCTGATTTATTTGCCATTTATCTAAGTCTCTCTAAAAATACGTTTACAGTCTGAGCACCAGATGGAGAGTTTACAACAAAAAATTCTATGGTAACATTGTATGCGTTTTGATCTACGTTTGCTGTTGATGATACGTTGATAAGTTCTACTCTAGGTTCAAAGTTTGTAATGACATCTTGAACGTGCCGTGAAAGAACGCTCTCTACGATTGGTGTTACTGGTTCAAATAAAACTGCACGAACATCAGAACCAATCTCTGGATGAAATGGCCTTTCATAGAAGTTCGTATTAATTAAATTACGAACACTTCTCTTCACTGCTTCAACATTAGTGAGCTTAGTTATATCACCAGTAAGAGGATGAGCAACAAAATTTAAATTCAAGTCAGAGAAGACTTGTGCGTTT